CGCCGCGCACATGGACCCGCGTCTCGTGCTGGCCGCGCAGCCGAGCAACCCGGCGCAGGAAGACGTCGGCGAGGACGGCGGCTTCCTCGTGCCGCCGGACTTCCGCACGGAGATCATGCAGAAGGTGCAGGACGACGATCAGCTCCTGTCCCGTACCGATCAGCTCGTCTCCACGTCGAACGCGATCACCGTGCCTGTGGATGAAACCACGCCGTGGGAAAGCTCGTCCGGTATCCAGGCGTACTGGGAAGGCGAGAATAACCAGATCCCGACGTCGCGCCCGAAGTTCAACACCGCGACGTGGCGCTTGAGCAAGCTCACCGCCATGGTGGCGGTCACGAACGAGATGCTGGACGATTCCGCGTCTCTCGACGGCTACCTCAAGCGCAAGGCGCCGCAGAAGATCAACTTCAAGATCAACCGCGCGGTGATCGCGGGCACCGGCGTCGGCCAGCCGCACGGCATCAACGTGGCGCCGTGTACCGTCACCGTGGGCGCGGAGGGCGGCCAGTCGGCCGACACGCTGGTGTTCGCGAACATCACGAAGATGTGGTCGCGCTTGTATTCGGCCTGCTGGCCGCGTGCGGTGTGGCTCGCGAATCAGGACACGCTGCCGCAACTGCTGGGCCTGCAATTCCCGGGCAGCGGCACCGCTGTGCCGGTATTCATCCCGCCGGGCGGCCTCGCGGATTCGCCGTTCGGTCGGCTCATGGGGCGTCCGATCATCTTCACGGAAGCGTGCGAGACGATCGGCGATAAGGGCGACATCATCCTCGCGGATCTCACGCAGTACATGACCGCGCTCAAGGCGGGCGGCCTTCGGCTGGACACCTCGATGCACCTGTACTTCGATTATGACGCGCAGGCGTTCCGCTTCACGATCCGTGTCGCGGGCGCGCCGTGGTGGTCCGCGCCGATCACCCCGCGCGCTTCGGCGACGTCGCTGTCGTGCTTCGTGAACCTCGCTGCTCGCTGATCGCGCGCGGCCTCTGAACTAGGAACGGGAGATCATCACATGCACATGAACGCCATGCCTTCGGAGTTCATCAAGCTCCAGTCGCGCGTTGCGCCGGTGACGATGGCGAATACCGAAAAGGTATCCGACGCGCTCGCGCTGGCCGATTACTTCGCCTACATGTTTGTGTTGCTGCTGGGCGACATGGCGGCGGAAACGATCGACTTTCGGATCGAGGCGGCCGACGATTCAGGCTTTACCACGAACAAGACCACGATCAAGGCGGCCACGCAGCTCGCGGCGCACGCGTCGAACAACGATTCGAAAGAGATCATCCTCGAGTGTCGGAACGAAGACATCATGGCTTTGACCACGACCGCTCTCTACGTGCGCGGCCGTGGGATCACCGGCGGCGCCACCGGCGGCCCGGCGTCGATCATCGGCTTCGGTGTCTTCCCTCGTTACGGCAAGGGCTCGCACCGCGCGTCGGTGGTGGAAGTCGCGCGCCCGTAACGGGGACGCGGCGCGCTTCCCGTCGCACACGTGGCGGTACCAGTTCGCTTCGAGCGACACCTACTCCGGCTCGTGGACGAACGTGAACACCGGCACGAGCGGCGCGACGGTCGACGTCTATATCGAAGCCGTGGCGGGTTACTACATCCATCTGTTCCAGGGCTCGCTGCTGCAAACGGGGCGCGTCCCGGCGGCGGCCGATCTGCTCATCATCGGCAACGGTCACAACGACTTCAATTTGGTGACGCAGGTCGATCTCGCGCGCACCATCACCGACATCGAATGGATCGCGGGGCACCATCCGAACGCGGGCGTTTGCATCGTCTCGCCGAATTTCAGAACGGACGCCAGCGCAGCGCGCGCGACGGCAGCGGCGAACGAGTACCCGTGGATGGCGGCTCTTGCTGGGTGGGAAGTGAACACGCGGGCCTATCGCGAGTTCCAGGCAAACCAGCAATGGATCAGCGGCGACGGCATCCACCCGACGTCGGAGGGTTACCAGAAGTGGGCGGAAATTCTCGCGGATGACGTGCCGCGCGGCGCCGACTTCACCTATCCGATCGTCCGCCATCCGACATGGGGGCGCAAAGCCGCGAACCTGATCGCCGATCCGAACTTCGCGGGCTACTCGAGCGGAACGCCGGCGGGCTGGACGATCAATTCCGGATCGGGCACGACCTTCGCGAAGGATTCCACGAACTACGAAGGCAAGCATGGGTGGTCGGTGCGATTCATCGGCAGCGGAGCGGGCCAGGGCGGCGCGTACTATCTGCTGAACCTGCGGGACGTCGCGGGGCGTTGGGTGACATTCCAGGCGAGGATCCGAATCCCGACCGGCAACGCTTCAACGTCTGGGCGTCTCGCGATTCTGACGAATCTAGGCAACGCGACGTGCAACAGCTCTTCGAACACGAACGTGCAGAACCAGTGGATCTGGCAGGCGATAAGCTATTTCGTGGAGCCGGCCGCGTCTTACTGCCGCTGCATCGTCTACGCTGACACCGCGGTGTCTTCGGCGGAGATTCAGGTCGATCGCGTGGTGGCGGTGCTGGGGCGCATGCCGGCTTTCGACGTGGCGGCCTGATCGGCCGGCTTGCGGTATCATCCTTAACCGCCAGCATCAACCGGGAGAACCCAAAGTGCAAAAGGTGAAATTTACCGAAAACGTCGTGCTTTACGACGAGAACGGGGTGCCTCGCTACGGATATCAGGCGGGCGAGATCGCCGAGCTGGAAAACGACGTCGCGCACCGCTGGCTTCGTCGCGGCAAGGCGGAGCCGTATGACGGCACCGCGGAGGCGTCCGAAGTGCTGCCGGTTCGCGAGCCTGCGACGCTCGAGGAAGTGATCGCCGCGATCCCTCTGATCGATGCAGAGGATCGGGCGCTCTGGACGGCGCAGGGCTTGCCGAAGGTGGACGCGCTCGAGACGGTGCTCGAGAACCGCACGGTGTCTGGCGAGATTCGCGATCTCGCTTTCGTGAAGTTCACGGAACGGCGCGCCGGGAAGTAAGCCGTGCGCCTTCGCTGCTCGATCTCTACGCCGCCTGCAACGACCGCGTACGATCTCGCGGCAGCGAAGGCGCACGCGCGTATCTCGCATTCTGCGGAAGACAGCGTGGTGACACTGATCGCGAATGCAGCGCAGGACGTGCTCGGCGACTACCTGGGGCTCTCGTGGATCTCGGCGGGCTACACGTGGAACCCGGAGACGATGATCTCGGCGCGGTCGCCGCTGTCCGACTTCTGGTACACCTCGTACCCGGACGGCGTGCGCAACTATCCCGCGGTGTCTCTTCCCTACGGGCCGGTGACGGCGATCACGTCGATCCGCTACAAGGATCAAGCGGGCGCGTTCCAGACGTGGAGCGCGGCGGAATACCAGCTCGACACGCGCCTTGGGCGTGTGATGCCGGTGCCGGGCGCCACGTGGCCGTCGTCCGCTTTCGGCTACGTCAATCCCTACGAGATCGTCTTCACGGCCGGCTACGCGGATCGCAACGCGATCCCGGCGCGGCTTACGCTGGCGCTGCACCAGCTCATCGGCTTCTGGTGTGACAATCGCGAGCCGTTCGGCTCGTTCACGTTGCAGGAAGTGCCGCTGGGGATCTTCAATCTGATCGACGAGTACAAGCGAGGGTAGAGCAATGCCGGAACCGGGCGCGCCGCGATTCAGCGGGCAGTATTACGAGGGTGGGCTGCTTTTCATAGACGGCATGCCGGTGATGTATCTCGGCAGCGTTGTCGGCGGAGAACGAAACACCTCGAGCCTGACCAACAATTTCACCGCGACGAAACACGAAGCGAACCGGACCTATTTGTCGGACGGCACCGGCGCGAAGGTGATCACGAACGTTGCGGCGTATTGCATGGGGATCATCGTTCACACGGCGCTGGCCGGGACGCTGACGATCACTGGCTTTCTCGACGACGCGGGCGTCGCGGCGAACGTCGTGCTGCCGATCGGGTTCGTGGGCGGGTGGGGCCTCGGGAATGCGGCGTATGCTGCGAGCGGGCTCACATTGCAGAAGTCGAGCGCGACGGATAACGGCCGGATCGTGATCGACTGGCGGCCCGCGGTATGACGCGCGCTATTCCGCTCAAAGCGTTCGAGCAAGCGGCGGGAACGCTGATCGCTGATTCTCTCGGCGCCATTGGTTCAACGTGGATCGAGAGCGAAACGGCGCCAGCAACGGTTGACGCCTCGACCGAGGTGCTTTACGGAGGCGGGCAGACTCTACGGTTTCAAGGGGCGGCGCAGGCGGGCGGCAACGCGTACGTGACGAAAGCGGTGAACCTCAACCTAACAGGGGTGACGCATATCACGATCGCGCTGTGGGCTGGCGAGATTATTCCTGCGACGGGATCAACGGTCACCGTTTATTTCATCACGAGCACGCCCGGTACGGCGGATCTGCGGTCGATGACGTTTACGTGCCAGAAGCCCGGGTGGAACTTGATCACGCGGCCGGTAAGTGTGGCGTCGTCTTCCGGCTCCCCGAATTGGGCGTCGATAAGGCAGATCCGCGTGCGCGTTGACACGTCGGCGTCTGTGGCGCGAGACATGGCGTTCGGTGGGCTGTGGATGAACAAGCGCAACCGCGCGAAGCTGTGCCTCTCGTTCGATGACGGCTATGACGATTGCCTCGCGGTGGACACAATCTGCGCGCCGAAGAAGATCCCGGTGTCCTACGGGGTGATTCCGTCTCTGATCGACGACCTTGCCGGGAACTATCTCAGCACAGCGGAGCTGACCACGCTGTCCGCGTCGGGCTATGCGGAGATCGTGTGTCACGACGTCGATCGCTGGGGCGACGACGTCTTCGCCGTGAGCGGCGCTGGCGGCTTGGCGACGAGGCTCGCCAGCATCCGCGATTACATCCGCGGCTTCGATCCTGTGGGCTGCGATTACGCGGTCTATCCGGAGGGCGATTACGGCTTTACGAATCAGCTTTGGAAAACGTTCATGCCGGAGTTCCGGCGGGCGGGCTTCAAAGGAGCGCGCATGGTGGTCCCGACAACGGTTGAAATACCGTTCATGATGGACACGGTGATCGGGGTCGGCGATCCGCTGTTGGTGCCGGCCGTCGCCTCTCTGAATAACACGACATCTTTAGCGGCGGCGAAAGCGTGGGTCGACACGACGATCCAGTATGGCGCGAACGCCTTCTTGTACGGGCACAAGCTCGGCGCGGCGCAGGACGTCTCGACGTGGATCGATTCTGAGTTCTCGACGCTGATCGACTACGTTGCTTGGAAGCGCGACCAAGGGTTGATCGACGTTGTGTTTATGTCGGATTGGTTCGAAGGCAGGGCGATCGGCGCTGCGCGCCACGTGTGATCTATGCAAGCCGGTCGCCTCGCCTCACCGATCACGATCCAGTCTCCGAGCGAATCACGGAACGGGATCGGCGACGTGCTGGTGACGTGGAGCGATCTCGCTGTGGTGTGGTGCGAGTTCACGAACATCGTCGGCCGCGAGCGGTTCGCGACGTTTCAGGAACAAGGGCAGATCGTCGCGGTCGCGCGCACGCGCTTTCGAGACGACATCACGCCGAAGATGCGCGCGATCTTCGACGGCCGGACGTACTTGATCCGCGGCGTGTGGCCGGTGAAGGGCCGGCGCGAGGCGATGGATCTGGCGCTCGAGGAATTCCCCGATGGCTAGCACGCGCGTGCAAGGCGTGGCCGACTTGAAGCGGGCGCTCGGCGAGCTCCCGGGCAAGGTGGAGCGGAAAGCGATCCGCGGGGCTATCCGCCAGGGCGCGGAGCTGCTACGCAAGAGCGCGGTCGCGCTGGCACCTATCCGGACGGAGGGCACGCGCTCCGGCGGCGTCGTGCAGCGGCCCGGCTCGCTGCGGCGGAATATCCAGAAGAAGAAGCTCCGCCAGAAGCGCGGCCGGGTGGCCTATATCATCGGCGTGGAGACTGGCAAGGTGATCACGCTCAAGGGTACGGGCAAGGTCGCGTTCCAGTCGCGCGGCCGGCTCCGCACGCGCAAGGCGACGAAGCGCGAGCGACGCGGCGACGATCCTTTCTACTACCGCTTCGTGGAGCTGGGGTTCACGCACCGCGGCGGCGGTGCGGTGCCGCCGCGCTCGTTCCTGAAACGCGCGCTCGATCGCGATGACAAGCGCGCGGAGGCGTTGATCGAATCTTCTCTGCGCCGGTTCGTGGCGGAGTACAAGCCGTGAGCGTAGAGGGCGATCTGTTCGGTGCGCTGAGCACGCACCCGGGCACGACAGCGATCGTCGGCCAGCGCATCTATCCGGAGCCGCGGCCCGCGGAAACGGGGGTGCTCCCGGCGATCGTGTTTCAGCGATCGGGGACGGAGCCTGTGATGTCGATCCACGGCACGGTGCTGGGGCAGCGCGCGCGCATGCAGGTCGCCTGTCTCGCGACAACGCGCACGGACTGTGACACACTTGCGGCCACGGTGATCCCCGCGCTTGTCGCCGCCGGTTTTTTCTACGTGGACCGCACGTCGGCTTACGAGCCGGAGGCAGAGATCCACATTTCAGCAATCGAAGTTCTTGGCGTGGAGTAGCAGCAATGGCGGCGAATTTCTGGCAGAACGTGGCGGTCTACATCGAGTCTGCGCTGGCGGCCGCGAAGACCGTCACCGCGATCACGCAGGCGAGCGAGGGCGTCGTGTCTTCCACGGCGCACGGCTACAGCGGCGGCGATTACGTCAAGATGTTCGCGCAGGGCATGTACCAGCTCAACAATCGCGTCGTGCGAGTGAAGAGCGGCCCGGCGGCGGATTCGTGGACCATGGAAGGCGTGAAGACATCGAGCTTCGGCGCCTTCTCGTCCGGCACGTCGAAGAAGATCACGTTTGGTTACACGCTCGCGACCGCGACCGACGTCGAAGCGAGCGGCGGCGATCCTGAGTTCGCCGACATCACCACGATCCACGACAACGTGAAGAAACAGGCGCCGGTGTCGACGTCGCCTTTCTCGATCTCGTTCCCGTCGATCTTCGACCCGCTCGACACCGCGCTGCTAGCGTTGAAGGACTACGCCGACGCGCTGCAAGAGGTGTGCGTCATGGTGCAGTGGCCGAGCTTGGCGCGCATCATGTTCTCCGGT